TGTAAAAGTAAACTAAAACTCAATTTATTTCGATACTAATTCCTTTTTAAACTAATTAACAAGTACGAGTTAGAAACCACATGCAAACATATGGCGAATTCATGCAAAAAGATCTACATAACAGATATCATCGAATCCCAAATCCAAACTGCAAGTTTTGTAAAGTACCTGAAAAGAAAAAAACCAACGCTCCGAAATTAAAACGTGTTACATCAAAGAAACACACAAAGAAAGCAGGAAAGCCTTGGGCGTGGGGGCCTGACGGACCAATTAATTAACGAGGAGGGAGAATCTAACTCATAAAACAAGACTGTAAATTCTTTCCTCAAACTAATTGTTCATGGTTAAAACAAAATGGAGAATTTGAGATAGGATCTCAAGAATGGAGTCATACAGACTACATCAGACATAATGCAAAACACATCAAATGTATGCCAAAGCCCACGGCAGGAGATAACGATTTCAAGGCATTAAAACAATTTATGCTAGATACAGGATGGATTAGAACAGGTTATTATCAATCCATCAATTTAATTCACTTTCAGAAAATTCAACCATTCACTAAAAATCAACGAAACACTATCAAAGATTTACAAATCTATGGTTTTGAATGTGTGATAGAAGAATATAGTGATGCCGAAGATTGGCGAAAAAAACGAAATAATTCCCAATAGAACAACCCTCGTAACTAATTCGTGAATAGTTACATCCTACTATCGTTAATCCTACTGGCAATTATAATAGCAATAATCATAATCCCAGATGTCTATAGTGAAGACAGTAAAAAAGCATTCGTAACTAGAATGTACGCATTGATAGAAGAACCACCTTATTACAACTCGACAGAAAATTGGATAATCGTCTATTCACCAGATGAAATCGTAGTAAAAGACTTGACAGAAAAATGGTATTTTGGTTTTGCATACTGGGATATCACCAATCATACATCAATTTGTAATATGTTTCCAGAATTAGAAATCTTCAACGCATGTGGAGACGAATGGATTATGATAGGAAATATCAAAGGAGACAATTGTTGGGACGGAAATTGCATATCGTTGTTAAATCATGAACTAAAACATCTACTATGTGATTGTAACTGGCACGAGAACATGACAAGGGAAAAAGTGAATTTCAAAAATCTTGAAATGAGATAATTTGAAACTTACTGAAGACGATTTCAAATTTGTAGAATTCATAGACTCAAAAAAAGGGCCTCGTGTTGTGGTGTTTTTTTCCAGAGATTTTAAAACATTTGAAGAGGCTAGAAACTTTGCAAAGTTAATCTTACTAGGGCAAAATCAGGGACGATGAAATGAACTGTAACTATAAAACTTCAATATTATATAAAGAACCGTTCAGTGATTTTTGGTTGATTATATAAAGAACCGTTCACTCATATCTAATTAGTTCCCTTATTTGTTGGTTATATTACAATAGGCACAAAAGAGAAGAATAAATTTGCGTAAAGCCAACACCCAGGAATTAATTTTCAGAAGGAGACAATCGTTAAAGGGAATTTTCAACGACTTTGATAAAAAACAAATCCGTCCAACGAACCAGCAATTGCTTGACGAGCTAAAAAAACATAAACCCAAATATACTATTTCTCTTGACACCTTACGTACCGACAAAGCTGAAATTTTTAAAAAATCTAAATTCGTTGAGAACCTGGCATCGAATTCTTACTCTCGTACAATCGAAGAATGTTACAACGATATTGTTTTTTGTTCTCTAAAGGCTCGTGATATTCTAGATCAAAAATGGTCCCTATCAAAACAAGTAACAGAAGAAGATTTTGACAAGGAAGGAAATCCAAAGAAAAAAATAACAACGACTGTAACCCAGGAATTGGCTCAGCCTAAAATTTTGGCCATTCGAGAAATTCGTGAAAGTGCTGTTGCGATTTCCAAATTAATTAGCGGTGAATCGTTACAAGTATCAGCCTCGATGTGGGCTAAACACACTGACAGATTAGAACAAGAACTTAGTAAAAAGAATGCAGAATTAACAGAAATAAAATCTCATCCAATACATGAAACGAATTGATGGTGAATGGCAAACCGTCAGTAAAGAAGCGATAAAATATGCTGACGAAAAACTTCCCGAACTTAAATTAAAACAAATCGACACTCTTCCGGTAATACCTAAACCTTTCAAAGAATGGAATTTAACGGTACGACCAACCATTGAAGGAAGAGAAAATTATCTACAATATCTTCCAATGTATCAACGACTTTACGAAGATGAATGGAATTGGATAATGATAAAATTTGCAAGACAGATGGGAAAGACGACATATCACGCTTCCAGGCTAGGACATAAATCAACTACGATTCCAAACTCCAGGTCAACATTCGTAACTCATGAAGACGAAGCTCTTTCAGTATTTTCTATAGAAAAATTTAGAGAGGCATTATGGAGTGAATCACCAATAGCTCGTCAATATGTAAAGGGCTCAACATACGGAGCAATCAGTCACGTACAAACTAAAATCAACGCAATGATACGAATGGTTACTCACGCTCATTCCTTCAAACACATCGAAGGAAAATCTGTTGATCTTTTAGCTTTTGACGAAGGACATCATCTCGATTTAGAACAGTGGGTTAAGGCGAAGGAAGCTCAATCGTTTACCCAGGGAGAATTTATAATTACTGGAATTGGTGGAATCGCTGGAACAGAATATGCAAAATGGTGGAACTCTACTGATCAACGAAAATGGTTTTTCAAGGACGAGTATTGGAGAAAAAAATTAGAGTATAGAAAATCTGGAACTAATCGTCTAGTTTATGACGATTACATGCTAGATGTTTGTGACGGTTATTGGAGGGCCCAGGAGCCAAAGAACGGTTTACGACACGGATATTATTTATCACAACTCGATGCGCCTTGGGTTCCATTAACGATTGTAGATTCCACGGAACTGTATCACGTTTCTCCAGAATATTCCATCGAATGGAAAAGACAAGATTATTCCCAAGTAGATTTTAGACAACACGTTTTAGCTGAAGATGTAGAGGGCGAACTCAAACCATTTACTGAAGATTTAATGTTCAAGCTTTTAGATCGTAATTTATCATTCGTTCCAACTGACGAAGTGAATCACGATTTAGGAGATGTGTATGTAGGTGCAGATTGGGGGGGAGGATTAAAAACCGTAGTCTGGGTTTGGCAATGTCTTGACGATACGATTCCACTCTTTCGATTGTTGTTTGCAGTTAGATTAGAAGGTCAAAATGCAGACGAACAATATCAGACAGTACGAAACATCATAGAGGGATATCAGGCGAAACAAGCTGTAGTCGATGCTGGAGGAGGAACGCATCAAGTAGAACAATTGCAGAGATATTTTGGTCCACGATGTATAAAGAATTTTTATTTTAGACGACCTGGAAGACCGTTACCAAGCAAAAAGGAATACAGACGATTAAGAAAAGAAAACATCTATGAGATCGACAAAACCTATTCTCTTGACGCAATTCACGATTTAGTTAAAGTTCCATATTCTAAGGACGGAGCAATCATACCTCGAATCATTTTACCGGCAAAAGACTATTCCCTAATTGAATGGATAATCAAACAATTTTGTTACGAAGAAGTAGAACTCGTCAAACTTTCAACTAGCGGTCAGCCATATCGTAGATATTTCACATCTGATCCAAAACTAAAACCAGACGATTCCCTTCAAGCTTGTAACTATGCTAGAATCGCTTGGATAATTGCACGAAATAAAGCGATTGGTCATTATGGTGGAGCAATTGGCGAAGCCACAGAGTATGACAACTTTTCGATTTGATACAGTTCTCTTAAAACTGAGTAATAATTCTAAATCATTGGAAAGTAATTCTGAAAATAACGATCCTATAGATCTCGTTAAAAAATTTGTAAAGCCAACCAAACCAAGAAAAGTAAAACCGTCCCATGCTGGAGGTGTAGTTCCTGGAGACGAACCAACGATTGAAGATTATTACACCATTACGAAATTAGGAACCACAAAATACAAGGGAGAATACACATGATTGATTTTAACAAAGAAATAGAAATGTTGGAAAATGAACGTGACGGCTTACAAGATTCGATTCAATATTCGATGGAAATTTTAAACGATGTTAATTTAAAGATAGAGCAATTAGAACAGCAACGAAAAACCTCAATTTTAAAGGAGAAAATAAATGTTTGACAGACAAGCAATTCCCACAATCGATGAACGAATAGAAAAAACACAAACAAAACCAAAAGTTAATCTCAAAAGAAAATCAAAGCAAAAAGCTCCGTTAACATTTTCAGGCTATACGAATTATTTCATAAAAAAAAGAGAAACCCTGGACGCTAAAGGAGAGACAAAAAAAACAGAAATTAAAATATCACACGCATCTGGCCCCATACTAAACTCGCAACAACAAATCAAAGCTTCGTTTCTAAATCCAGAAGTTCAATACGATCAAGACATCGTTGAAAACTGGATTCCCCATATGGCTTATTCAGTAGTCGATGAATCGTCTGGACAACCACTCTCAGCAGCAGAGGCCGATTCAAGAAGAGAAGAAAAGAAAAACTGGATTCCACATTATTTTGTCAACCCATTACAAGACCTAGACTATCTCGTAATAGAGGCAATTTCAAGAATGACATTCGTTGGCCCGTTGTTTGACGCATTGTTAAGATTCATCGTAGGAACTGGATTCAGACCAGAGTTAGAATTAATAAATCCAGACAAGGACGAAGATGTAAATGAAAAACTAATCGATGAACATCAAGAAGTTATTGATACCTTACTTGGAATTGACAATCAAATATCAAAGGACGATTCAAGAGATCTTGATACATCGTTCACTGAAAAAATAACTGCAATGATTTCCGTCACGAATCTTTTCAATCGTGGCTCATTGATGTTTGGTTATGAAGAGCCAATCAAAGTAAACGGAACAACTTACAAAGAAATTCCAAGTTCGTTAAAATTTGCTCACCCCCGTGACTTGGGAATCATCGAAGCTGATCCTGGAACGTGGCGATTAAGATCAGTACAATGGAGAAATGCGTACTATATGGTTCCAGCAAAAGATATGATTTACCTATGGAATCCATTGATTTCTGCAAAGACTAGAAACTCTTGGCTTTATGGCGATTCAATGTTAATGCCAATGCTTGACGCATCTCGTACTATTAGAAAAAACATTGGTGTGAATTTTCCAGCAATGGGAGAAGCTTCGTGGTCAGGTCTGTTTATCTTGGCAATAAAACCACAAGGCCAAACATTAAGCGATAAGGAAAAAGAATACGACCAGGTAGTTAAGAATTTTGTTCGTGGAGCACCAAACATTCTGATGGAAGACCCAGAAGACGTAAAATCTTTTAGCACGGATTTTCAACCAAAGATAAAAGAATTCGCTGATCTTACAGAAATGTTACTTCGTTATTGTGTAGCGTCAACCGGATTACCTCATTCAATGTTTTATGACGAATCAACCTCAAATCGTTCCACGATGATAGGAAAAATCCAGATGGCCACGGCAACTGTAATTAATCCTATGCGACAATGGATTGGCCGGGAAATATCTAATCAATGGTATAATCGATGGTTCCGTCTAATCTACAAGGATAAAAAAGATCTAATGGAAACATTCAGAATCAAGATGGTCTTTGACGATTTACGAGTCGAGGAATGGTTTGATAAAATTGAGGCAGTAAACGATTTAGATTCTAGAAAACAACTAACCGATGTTTCGTATGGTGAAATGGCCGGAATTGACAATTATCAAAACAAGGTAGAGGCTGATGCAGAAGTTACGCCAGGGGGCGAAGGCAAATCCGAATTCAAATTTGGTGACGATCAGGGAAATCAATTCGAAATCAAGAAACGAAAGGAGTTCGCTGGTAAAACCAAAAAAAAAGCTTAACACTAACATTTGATTTTAGAGATAAAGAACTGAGTGCAGCAGTTTCTAATGAATTCGAAGAATCATTCACTCGTGCAAGTTCCTTCATTGGAACCGTCACTTTTTTCCTAGAAGATTCATCGATGGTAATTGACGTAGC